CGCCCGGACCCGTTTAAGACAAAAGGAAAATCCCCATGCACCGGCAGACACCACTGACGGCGGGCTTCGTCGGCTATTCCGGCGGTGGCGCACGCGCGCTGATCGACAGCATCGATGACGGCAAGCTGATGCAGCAAATGAAGGGCGCGATGATGGGCGAGTCGCGCGAGGGCGTCGAGTCGCCTCAGAACTATGGCTTCTCCAGCGTGGTGCGGGCGGCGACCAAGGGCGCGAATGGCATGATCCAAGAATGCGCCGAGGGCTTCATGTCGTATTTCGGTGGTAACCGAACGTCGAATTTTTGCGCCGTGATGGACGACCGGCGCTTTCGGCCGCTGCACCTGAAGGAGGGTGAGAACTCCCAGTACGACGATCTTGGGCAGATGACGCTGTTGCGTCGCACGGGTCTCTATCTCCTGTCGCTGGACGGTGCCGACGACAGCCAGAAAAGCAGTAGTGGCAAGGACGCCAGTGGCGGCGGCCAACAGCAGAATGTGGAGCGCATGGTGTCGCTGCGCCACGTCAATAAACAGAAGCAGGAGCGACCATCGCGCGGCGGCGGCGGGGATCAAAGCGGTAGCGGAAGCAGTGGTGGCGGAGGTGCCGGGACTTTGGTGGCCGGTCAATATGCCAGCGGCAGCGATCAGCAGTCGAAGGACTACAAACACGAAGGCGAAAGCGTCAACCACGAAGTGCGCGTCACCAAGGGCCGCATCGAGTTCAGGTCTGGCGACGCTGTCGTCGGTTACTACGACGGCCAAAGCAAGAAGTGGAGCTTTACCGGAGAAATGCATCTCGGCGCTGACAGTGCGAGTCATCCGGCCTACGGCGTCAGTGGTGGCGTCGGCATGACGACCGTAACGAGCGGCAGCGGTGCAGTGCTGGTCAACGCGACGAAGCCCGGACCGCCAACGTCGATGGACGGTGAGCCGTTCGAAGCGCGCGATGCAAAAATCGCTCAGCTTGAGGCTAGGATCGCGGCGCTAGAGGCGAGGCTGGCCTGATGCCGGATGTGAGGCTCGTTCAGGACTCGGCTGCCTTCCCGGCGTATCAGATCCCTATCGACTGGTCGCTGCTCGGCGACGGTACGCTGGACGACACGCAGGCGCTGGCCACGGCGGTGGTCGTCGCGCTCGGCACCGACCGGCTGGCGCTGCCTGACGACATTCTGCCGGACCCGGACTCGACGGATCGCGCCGGATGGTGGGGCGATCTGGATGCGGCAGAGCTGTTCGACGGCTGGCCGATTGGCACGCGGCTGTGGCTGCTCAAACGCGCCAAGATCGTCGGCCCGGAAGATCCCGAAGGTGCAACCGTGTCTCGCGTCGAGGAATACATCAGCGAGGCGATCCAGCCGTTTGTCGATCTGAAGATCGCGTCCAGCTTCGATGTGGAGGCTCAGCGCGTCGGGGTCGAGCGGATCGACGCGCTGGTGACGATTTATCGCGGCCCGAAAACGCCGGTCGAGCTGCGCTTTCAGATCCTGTGGCAGGAGATCTTTTCCGAGAGCGCAGCGGTCGGAAGAAACCAGTATTGAACGATGCCGTCCGCGTGGGATCTGGCTCATCCTGAGAAGATGCGGGAGTATCGCCGGAAATGGCGCGAAGCTAATCCTGAGAAGGCGCTGGTTGCAACGAAGCGATGGCAGCGAGCAAACCCGGAGAGATGCAAGGCCAACGCGGCGGCGTGGAGCGCAGCAAATCACGACAAGGTGCGGGCGCGCGGGCGTCGTCACGACGCGAAGCCTGAACGCAAAAGCATTCAGCGCGGTGATTGGCGAGAACGGCAACGACGGTATGGCGAGCGTCATCCGGAACGGAAAAAGAAAAGCAGGCGAGACCATCAAGCCAAACGTCGTGCCGATCCAGCACAGCGATTGATCGACGCAATTCGACGCCGCATGCGTCATGTAATCAACGGAAAATCAAAGGGTGCATTCATGCTGCTCGGTTACACCGCAGACGATCTACGCTCGCATCTTGAAGCCCACTTTCGGGACGGGATGAGTTGGGAAAATTATGGGCTGTACGGTGACAAGTGGCACGTCGATCACAAGCGGCCAGTGTCATCGTTCAAACTGCCAGACGAATTGGTCGAGTGTTTTGCGCTCGAAAATCTTCAACCGCTTTGGGCGGCTGAGAATCTTGCGAAAGGGGCGCGTTTCTGATGCCTTGGGAAACGCCTTCCCTCAAGACCGTGCGCGGTCTCGTCCGCGACGACGTCCGCGCATCGCTGCCCGGCGCGGACGCCAGTGTGCCCAATTCCGTCTTGCGCGTGCTCTCCGATGCGCAGGGCGGCCTGTGCCATCTGACGCTGCAATATATCGACTGGCTGGCGCTGCAGCTCCTGCCGGACACCGCCGAGACCGAATGGCTCGACCGGCACGGACAAATCTGGCTCACCAATTCTGACGGCACCAAGGGCCGCAAGCAGGCGACGTTTGCGTCAGGCTCGGTGACCTTCACCGGGGTTGATGGCACCGTCGTGCCTATCGGGACGCAGCTCACCGGGCCGGTTGGATACGAGACGACCGCCGACGTCACCATCGGCACCGGGCCGACCGAAGCGCCGGTTCGCGCGCTCGATCCCGGCGTCGTCGGTAACATGAACTATGGCGACGCGCTGTCGCTGGCGACGGCGATCCCCAACGTCGATGGCATTGCGACGGTGGTCTCGATGGACGGTGGCGTCGATACCGAGAACGACGACGACCTTCGTGCGCGCATCCTGCACCGCATCCAGAACCCACCGATGGGCGGAGCGGTGGCGGACTATGTCACATGGGCGCTCGCGGTCCCCGGCGTCACCCGCGCGTGGGCCGCACCGGAGCAGGGCATTGGGACCATGACGGTGCGCTTCCTGATGGACGAGCTGCGTGCTGACGACGATGGCTGGCCACAGCCAACCGACGTGCAGGCGGTCGCCGACTACATCGACAAGATGCGCCCCGTGACGGTGAAGGATTGCTACGTGCTCGCGCCGATCAAGCAATTCATCGACGTCTCCATCGCTCATCTGGTGCCGAGCACAATGGCAGCGGCGGGCGCGATAGAGGTCAGCATTCGGGAAATGCTGCACGAGCTGGCGGCTCCGGGCCAGACCATCTATGCGGCGTGGATCTCCTACGCGATCATGAACGCGCCCGGCGTGCAGTCGTTTCAACTACTCTCGACCGCCGATTGCGTGATGCCTGATCTTGGCCACATGGCGGTGCTCAGCACCATCCTCTACGATGTGCCGCCATCCACATGAGTGATCGACACGTTCGTCGTCTCGGTCAGGACTACGGCGACGCCTTCCTGTCATTGCTGCCGCAGGGGCAAGCGTGGCCGAAATATCCCGGCACGACGCTGGATCTGGCTTGTCGCGGGCTCGCCGAATACTGGGGCTTTGTCGATAGCCGCGCCGCCGATCTGTTGGAGCGCGAAAGCGACCCGCGCTACACCATCGAGCTGCTGCCGGACTGGGAGCGCAACTGGGGCCTGCCCGATCCCTGCTACACCGCGCCGCAGACCATTGGCGAGCGCCAGCTCGCGCTGATCATGCGGATGACGATGGTGGGCTCGCAGTCGCGCGAGTTCTTCATCAGCGTCGCCGCGATGCTCGGTTACACGATCACGATCTCCGAATACAGACCTTGGGTCGTCGGCATCGACCGTTGCGGCGACAGTCGTGTCTACGGCAAAGCGCCGCTGCCGAACTACGACGAGTGGGGTCATCCGATCCTCGACCCGCGCGGCGATGCGATTGAAGTCGGTGAATTGTCGGCGTGGCCATCCTACGGCTTGGGGCCGCCAGAGAACCGCTTCTACTGGACCGTCCACGTCGATAACGCGAAGCTGATCTGGTTTCGCGTCACGTCGGGTCAGACCGGCGTCGATCCTCATTTGCGCATCGGTGTGTTCGACGACCTTGAGTGCCTGCTCAATCGCTGGAAGCCAGCGCACACCCAAATCATCTTCGACTATTCCGGCCTGCAGACCGGCGGCGATATGGCCGGGACGCCTTGAGAGGGAAACATGAAATACGAACAGCCCTACGGCATCAGCGATCCGAACGCTTCATACATCAACGGTAATCCCTCGACCGGCACGATGGGGTCGATCCCGCCCGCCGCGTCAATCGAAAACCCGCAACGCGAGATCGTCAATTTTATTGGCGACAGCAACATTGTGCCGACCGACGCCGATCTGCATCAACTTTCAAGGTCAGTGCAGAGCGGAATGGTCAATTATTCAAATGATACGGGTCCAGTCAATTTACTCTATGTGACGGCAAAACCGGCTGTTGCTGCATTGGGTCTTGGGTTGAGATTTATAGTTAAGGTCGCGAACGCCAACACGTCGGCGGTCAAAGTGTCCGTTAACGGGCTTCCCGGCGTGCCGCTGGTTCACCGCGACTTGACAGCGATGGGTGCGGGCGAAATTGTTACTGGCTCGCTGATCGACATTGCTTATGACGGCGCGAACTTCCAGTTGCTCTCGGGCGGCAGTGGCGGCGGCAGCGGACAACTGATCTTCATGACCGCGCCGCGTGACGTCTACGTCAACGTCAACACCGGCAACGACGCGCTCTATGACGGCTCTGCTGCCATAATCGGTGTCGGAACGGTCGGGCCATTCAAGACGATCCAATACGCACTCTCTGTGATGACGAAATACAATCTCGGTGGCTGGAGTTTTAACATCCACATCGCGGATGGCATCTATGCCTATAACACTCCGATGTGGCTCCCGTTGCCCAACGGCTCGGGGGCCGTGCAGCTCATCGGCAATACCGCTAATCCGGGTAACGTGCTGCTCAGAAATACCGGGAACGGCTCCGCTGTGATTGGCGACCTCGGCGGAATTTATTATTGTGTTGGTCTGTCGTTTACGGCGTCGGTACAAATTCCCGAGGACAACGGGAATTGCATTTGGTGTTTGGCCGGAACGGCGATCAACGTCACAAATTGCAGTTTTGGCAGTTGCCCCGGCGAGCACCTTAATTCACAGGGCGGCTATATCAACATCTATGG